AAAGGTATAAAAAAATGGTATTACAAACATTAATTGGCCCTGTGACAGGGCTATTGGATAAATTCATTGAAGACAAGGACCAAAAGAACGCCCTCGCCCATGAAATTGCCACCTTGGCCGAAAAGCAAGCCCACGAGGCAGCCATCGCCCAAATCGAGGTCAACAAAGCGGAAGCGCAGCACCGATCAATATTTGTTGCTGGATGGCGACCCTTCACAGGATGGGTCACTGCGATCTCGCTTGCGTACCACTTTATTGCTGTTCCCTTTATTCTTTTCGCAACAGCGATTGCTGGTATCGAGATTCCTGAGTTACCTAGTTTCGATATGGAAACGCTAACTACTATTCTACTTGGAATGTTAGGTCTTGGTGGTTTGAGGAGCTTTGAAAAGTTCAAAGGTGTATCTAAGTAATGGACGGCATTACTTTGGCAGAATATTTAATCCAACAGCTAAGAGAGCAAAAATCATCTTATAATGAAATGCTTTCTTCTGGTTCGATAGGCTCAATGGAAGACTATCGGTTCATGATAGGTCAATTACGCAGTTTAGACTATTGTGAAGAATTAATAAAAACTGCGATGAAAGGCATAGAGCTTGAAGATGAGTAAGAAACTTTTTGTTCCAGACAGAATGGCTAAAGAAAAAGTCTCTCCAATAGATAAGGCTTTTAAGGATGAAGAATCTAAAAATTCAAAAAACCCTTCAACAATAGAACCTACAGCTTTAGAAAGACTTCCACAGCCTGTAGGTTATAGACTTCTAGTAATACCTTATTACATGAAAGAAAAAACAAAGGGTGGTGTTTATATACCTGATGCAACTCGTGATAGAGAAAGTTTTGCTACAGTTGCAGCCTATGTCGTTAAGGTCGGACCTGACGCCTATAAAGATGTGGGTAAATTCCCAACAGGAGCATGGTGTACTGAGAAATCATGGGTTTTAATGGGAAGATACTCAGGAAATCGCTTTAAAGTGGACGGATTAGAGGTTCGTCTTATAAATGACGATAATATTATAGCGACAATACTTGACCCCGAAGATATTTCATATGTATAGTAAGCCTAGGAGTAGATAATGGAATCAAATCCAAAATTAGTAACTGAAGAAGAAGATCTTGTTGTTGAGATAGAAGATGAAACTGTCCAAGACGTACAAGAGGTAAAAGCAGAAGAAACTGTTCAAGAGCAGCCTGTAAAAGAGGCCACTGAACACGAAGATTATTCTGATAAAGTTCAAAAAAGAATTAATAAGCTTACAGCCGATAGAAAAAATGCTCTTGAGCAGGCTGAAGCAGCTATTGCAATCGCTGATAATCTTAAAAAACAGAATGAAGAGTTATCTTCAAAGATTAAAGAAGTAGATAACGCACATACGAGTGAATATTCTGCAAGGGTAGAGACTCAGTATGAGCAAGCAAAAAGAATGTTAAAAGAAGGGATGGACACTGGAGACACTGATAAAGTAGTTCAGGCTCAAGAAAGTTTATCTCAATTAAGCATTGATAAAGAGCGTTTGCGTATTCAAAAGATTAAGAATGAAGAGCCTGTAGAGGAAGAAAAGGCTCAACCGCAACAAACTGCTCAACAACCGCCAAAGTATGATGCAAATCTTCAGAATTGGCTTTCAGATAATAAGTGGTTTGGCAGTGATGAATATATGACTAATATTGCAAGAGCCACACATGAGAAATTAATATCTCAAGGCTTTGACGCTGCAATTGATGATCCAGACAATGCCAGAGGCGCACAAGCATATTATGCTGAAATAGATAAAACAATGCGTCAATTCTTTCCAAACAATTTTTCAGATCAACAGGCAAACGTCCAACCTGTTGCTCCTGCGTCCAATGGACGGTCAGCTACCAAAAGTAACGGACGGAAAAAAACTGTTCAGTTAAATCCTGGACAGGTCGCTATGGCGAAAAAATTTAATATCCCATTAGAAATAATGGCAAAAGAAGTGTTAAAACTTGAACAAAAAGGAAATTAGGAATGTCTGATCGTACTAGTCGGGAGTCGCAAACCCGTGAAAAACAAGCGAGAGTAGATAATTGGACACCACCTAATACACTACAGGCTCCTGAAGCACCTGTTGGATTTAGGCATAGATGGATTCGTGAATCTGTCATGGAATACGATGATCGTAGCAATGTGCATAAAAAAAGAAGGGAAGGATACGAACTCGTAAGAGCAGAAGATTACCCTGACTTTGATGCTCCTGTTATTGATGAAGGTAAAAATGCTGGCGTAATTGGCGTTGGTGGACTTGTTTTAGCAAGGATACCTGAAGAAATTGCGGTACAACGTGACTCACACTATAGAAAAGTCACAAACAGACAAATGGAAGCTGTGGATAATGATTGGATGAAAGAATCAAATCCAATGATGCCAAAGCAAAAACCGCAACGATCTACCTCTGTGAGCTTTGGCTCTCCAAACAAGGTAGCTGAAAATTAATGGAGTAAAAAATGGCAAATAAAGATGCCTCTTTTGGTCTACGCTTATATAGCGCAGGCGGTGGTGCGGCTCCTGCAAACCTACAGAATAAATATAGAATTGCTTCCAGCTATGGCACTGCAATTTTCCAAGGTGATCTCGTAAAAGTTGTTACCGCTGGAACTATTGAGCGTGTGGCTGCTGGTGGTTCTGGAACTATTCTAGGTGTGTTTAATGGATGTCGTTATACAGACCCCACAACAAGCAAAGAAACTTTTTCAAATAGCTATCCAGGCTCAATAGCCGCTTCTGATATTGAAGCTTTTATTATTGATGCCCCATTAGCACGTTTTGAAATTCAAGCAGATGATACATTTCCTGTAGCTGATCTGTTTGGAAACTTTGATATTGTAGATCAATCACCTGTTGGAGACACCTCTTCTGGTATTTCTCGCATGGAGCTTGATGTTACAACTGGTGCAACAACTGGAACATTGCCATTAAAAGCACTCGATATATCTCAAGACCCTGAGAATAGCGATGTTTCTTCTGCCAATACAAATGTTGTTGTTATTATTAACAACCATCTGTATGCCGCTGGCACAGCAGGCTTGGCATAAGGAGGCTAGATAATGGCTATTTCAAGAGCGCAACTGGCTAAAGAACTAGAGCCAGGTCTTAATGCCTTATTCGGTATGGAATATGCTCGTTATGAGGCACAACACGCAGAAATCTTTGACACTGAATCATCAGACAGAGCGTTTGAAGAAGAGGTAATGTTGGTAGGTTTCGGCAACGCACAAACTAAGGCAGAGGGTGCTGGAGTTAATTTTGACTCTGCTTCTGAAGCTTACACTGCAAGGTACACACATGAGACAATTACTCTTGCGTTTGCTTTGACAGAGGAAGCTGTAGAAGATAACCTTTATGATCGTTTAGGAGCAAGATATACTCGTGCATTAGCACGTTCTATGGCGCACACTAAACAGATTAAGGCAGCGGCTGTTTTAAACAATGCGTTTGATAGTAGTTTTGCAGGCGGTGACGGTAAGGAGCTTTGTGCGACTGACCACCCACTAGCAGGCGGAGGTACATTCCGTAATGAGCCTTCAACAGCAGCAGACTTAAATGAGACTTCATTAGAAAATGCTTTAATTGATATTTCTACATTTGTTGATGAGAGAAATATGATTATTGCTCTTCGTGGTATGAAGCTTATCGTTCCACCACAATTACAATTTGTGGCTGATCGCTTACTTGAGTCTACTCTTCGTGTAGGTACAGCAGATAATGATGTAAATGCAATTCGTAACATGGGAATGTTACCAGATGGTTACACTGTTAACCATTTCTTAACAGACCCAGATGCTTTCTTTATTAAGACTGATGTTCCAAACGGATTTAAGTTGTTTGAAAGAACACCTATGCAGACAGGTATGGAAGCTGACTTTGATACAGGAAATATGAGATATAAGGCTCGTGAGCGTTATAGCTTTGGATTTTCTGATCCTCGTTGTGTTTTCGGTTCACCTGGAGCATAATAAAAAAACGCATATTTCTCCTAAAAGGGCGACTTCACAGTTGCCCTTTTTTGTTGTATGATCAATTAAACCTTGACTGCAATTAAGCAGACACTAGCCACGACAAGGAGATTTATATGGCTAACACAACTTTTCAGGGCGTAGTACGCTCATATGGTGGTGGTATTAAAGGTACTCACACACCTGTTCCTGTAACGCAAAGCGTTCAGATTTCTTTTGACCCAACTGCAACTTCAGCAACAAATGTTCGTATTGGAACATCGTCTTCATCTGGCGAAACATTAACTTTGCCTGCTGGTGCTATTCCAATTTCTCTTTTAAGTATTGGTGGAGCTGCTGGTGGTAGTAGTCCTACAGTTGATATTGGAACTTCTGCTGATCCAGATGGTTTGTTTAATGAGGTTGATTGTGATACCAAAGGCACATTAAAGGGTGCTGATGGTGCTTTGGCTGTTGCTGGAGGTCTAGCTGCTGATGCTACTGTCACAGGCATGAAAGGCTCATCTGCTGCTACTAGCGGAACATTCACAGGCATCCTTACTTATGTGATGGCTAATAATAGCGTAGAATAAGGAGGCTAACATGGCTGGTCCAGTAAGAGCCTTTAATTTTGCTCAAGGAAGTAGTGCGGCTGTAGTTGGTCCTGCTCGATCAAGAATACGTCAGATTATAATATTTGCTGATGCTGCTGGTGCTTTTACCATAAAAGATGGAAGTGCAAGTGGAGAAGTGTTGCTTACACAGACTTTTCCTACAGGATTACATCATCTAAATATTCCTGATAATGGGATTATAGCCACAGGTGGTGCGTTTGTTGCTGCTTTTACTGGTTCTAGTAATCAGTTGACGATATTCCTGTCGTAGGTAAAGCCTATGGCTAGAACGAGAGATAAACAGCCGCCAAAAACAAAAAAGTATTTCCGATCCACTAAATCTGGGGCAGGAATGACTA